GTAACTATCTGAAGCCAGATGATATCGGCGGACCAGACGAAACTATGGAATTGGAATTCCTGGATGAAGGAAAGATAATTCCGAAAGAGGAATTGCCATACAAATCGGACAAAGATGGATTCGAAATAGCAGTAGAACTGGCAGATGGAAAGAAAAAAACGTGGACTATGAACAGGACCAGCCAAGCAATCGTTATTAAGATGTTTGGTAAACAGACAACTGATTGGGTAGGGAAGAAGGTTAGAGTGATACATACCAAAGAGATGGTCAATAAGGAAATGAAAGGTGTAGTCTATGCACAAAAAGTAGAATAAATTTTTTTTGGGGGGAAAATTTATATATATCTTCCCCTATATTTAATTTTAGGTGATAGAATGAAAAAGGAGGAAGATTGGGAAGCTGTCGAAAGAAAACTTAGAAAAGGTGATAATGTAGTCAGACCGAGACTTAGGAAAGTATTGCCTGATAGTTCTACACAAGCAACCACACAAAAAGATAATACTAATTATTATTTAATCTTGATCGGTGCGTGGGGAGTTGCATTAATATTGCTTATTGCTGTTTGTTTCCATATATACTATGATAGGCCAGACTTGAATATGGACTATTATACTAATATTAATGAACATCCAGTTGAAATACACAATATTACGACAATACAAGAAGTAAACAGGTTTGTTGAGCCAAACGCAGACTATTCATGTCTTCAATTGCAAATGGGAGACGAAATTATACTGAGGTGCCAGAAAAATGGATGAATTGGAATGGAGAACGGAAAAGAGGGCAATTAAGAACTTGAAATCGTATAATAGCAACCCAAGAAAGATTACTGATGAACAAATGCAACAATTAAAAAAGTCAATAGAAAAATTTAATTTTGTGGAATTGCCTGCAATAAATGTGGATGGAACTATTGTGGCTGGCCATCAAAGAATACAAGCATTGAGAATATTGGGAAGGGATGAAGAAGAAATTGAAGTCAGGGTGCCGAATAGAAAATTGACAGAGAAAGAAGTGGAAGAATATAACATTAGAAGCAACAAGAATACAGGAGAATTTGATTTTGCTATACTTTCAGAAGCGTTTAATCCTGAAGAACTGAGAGAGTGGGGATTTTCAGAAGAGGAAGTCGGAAATATGAACTTATATGCTGATGATTATAGCAAGGAAGAATTTACTGAACTTGTGTCACAATTTGATGATGGAAAGAAAAGCACTACCAAGAATAGCAACTGGTTCTATGTAGAATATTACAATGATGAAGAAAAATATAACGAACTCAAAAATAAAGTTAAACTTTCAGGAAAAAATCTGATGGATCCAGAATGGTTTTATGAGGTCATCAAGGATGCTTAGATGCGAGAAACAGAATGTTTGTGCAGAATGTTTTAAATACTCTGCACATTGTAAAGATGCAACTGTATGTAAACCTGTAAAGAAAAAACTTAGAAGCTATCCTGGGTTAAGATATACAAGCGATGGTTTTGATTGTGCTCTGCCAGTTGCAATAGATAGTCATAGTGTTTGTTCGTTCGGATGCTTGTATTGCTTTAGTAACAATTTGATACAACACAGAGAAAACTTTTCAAAAGAGGTGGGACAAACAAGCCTGGCGATGATAGACAGAATTCTGGGCGGTGGTGGTGGCAAGAGAGGGGAACAAATAAGATATGCATTGAATTATCATAAGAAAAAAAATGGATATCCTACACCAATACAATTAGGAGCAATCACAGATCCGTTGGATAATATTGAACGAAATCAAGGGTGGTTTTTAAAGTTTGCAGAAATAGTAAAAAAATATGACCAGCCAGTTAGAATAAGCACGAAAGGAAATCTTTTCTTATTGGATGAGTATATAGATGCAGTTAAAGATAAACCGCATCTGTTCAGAGTGCATTTTAGTATAATAACTTGTGATGACGCAATTTTGGCTAAGATTGATAAACGAGCACCATCTGCAACGGAAAGAATTGAATGTATGCGCAGACTTGAAGAAGTCGGAGTTGAGACATGCCTTCGATTTAGACCAATATTGCCAGGAATAAGTGATTCAACAAAGAACCATCCTAATGCATGGAAGGAACTTATTGATATGGCACATAAAGCTGGATGTCGCAATATTAGCTATGAAGTTGGATTTGTGCCTGGAAGGCAAACAAAAGATTTGAAAAAGAAATGGAAAGAGATTGAACAAATATCTGGAATTCCATTAAATGGTATATATAAACGATTTGGTAAGATACAAGCATGTATGCGACCTCATCATTCGTGGACGGAACAAATAATGTTCGCAATATATGATTATTGTAAGGAATTAGGTTGGAACATTGGAGTAAGTGATCCGTGTTGGAAACAATTGAATGATTATGGTTGCTGTTGTGCAATTTCACCAGAACATAAAGTATTTGGAAATTGGCAAAGGGAGCAAGGAACAGAAGCTTTGTTAAAGGCAAAAAACGGAAAGATTATTACAAGCAAAGACGTGATTCCGGACTGGGCATATAAAACATTGGCACATGATTTAATAAATCCAGGAGTTGGACCGAAAGCATCTTTTGAGCGCAGACTGGTGAAATGGTCAGATGTATTATTTCAAACATGGACGGAGCTCGGAAAAGAAAGAAGTCCATTGCAATATTTCCAGGGCGCAATCTTGCCTATTGGGAAACTTTCAGATGGCGACATACAATTTAAGTATGTTGGTCTGAAGCGAAAGAATAATAAAAATACACCGTATTGGAAGGTTAATAATGGCAAATGAGCAAAATTTAATCCCTATTAACTCGAAACGAGCTCGAGAGATGGGAAAAAAGGGTGGTGCGGTCATTAGTCCAAAAAAAAAGCTCGCAGCCCAAATCCGAGAGTTAAAAAAGAAGGGTTTAGATAATGAAGGTGCAAAGAAGCTTTATCAGATAATGACAGATCCAAACTCGTCTGCGTTAGATATCAGAACTTACTTACAAGGGATAAAAGCACATTGTAAGAATGCGAACCAGATGACGCAATTAGGCCAGACGTTACTACAATGGCATAGATTACAGCACGGTGAAAAGATAAACATAAAACAAGAAAACATAAATATTAATGTTACTGCTACTGAAATACTTGACAGGATTTCTGCTTTCAAGGAAAAGCAGAAGGATGAAGAAGTTGTAGATGTATAGTTAATGTCATAGAACGAGTTTTTCATCTCTGAAATGGGTCGAGATTCGAGGGAAGGTTTGTTGCTTCTCCTTCCCTCTTTATACTCACACACCTATAATTGGTAATGTAGGTGTCCGAGCAAATAAATGGCGAGGGAGGCTTCGGCCTCCTTTATACTGAAAGAGGTGTAATGTATTATATATCTGGGGAGGGGCTTTCGCCCCTCCTTTTATGCTCTTACACCTTTTTTAAACCCTATTAATGCAGAACGGAGCGAGTGCCATTATTGTTGTCACCTCATAACAATGTTAGTGTGTTGATGTCTGCTTCGTTCTGCTTTTTGGTCAAAGGTGCGTCTGCAGACAAGTCTTTGGTTAGGACATGTCAGACCAGATTCTGACTGTCAGTGCACCGACCAGAAAAATGGAAGTTCCGGACGGATTGGATGAAAGGTTAGATAAATGCATTCACTACTCAGCACTACAAGCAATGCTTGCTGGTGGTAGAGACATAGAAGAACATTGCCAGGAATGGTGTTATGTATGTGATGGTTATAATCAGAAATGTCCTGAGTATTTGCCACTAAGGGCAGTTTATTTCAAGGAGGCTGAAGATGTCTGAGAAAGAATTGATAGAATTGGGTTGGTCTGACTTTTATGATGACATAGAACCATTAGATTCTCCTCTTAATAAAAAACATAAGTCAAAAGCATATAATGAAGCAAACAAGGATAAGATAAAAGCATGGAAAGAAGCAAACAGGGATATGATAAAAGCACATAATAAAGCATATAGAGAAGCAAACAAGGATAAGATAAAAGCATATCGAGAAGCTAATAAAGATAAGATAAAAGCACAGAAGAAAGCATACTATGAAGCTAATAAAGATAAGATAAAAGCACAGAAGAAAGCATATAGAGAAGCAAACAAGGATAAGATAAAAGCATATATGAGAGCATATCATAAAAAAAAGAAGGAGGCTGAAGATGGCTGAAAGATGTGAACTTTGTAAGAAGACTAAGCTTGGAAAGGTAATTTGTTTTGAATGTTATATGGACTTCGTATTCAAACATAATTTTAAGGAAGGTGGTCGGAATGGAAACTGAATTTAAATTAAAATATAATAAAAAGTATTTTAAGAAAGATTGTGGTGTTTGTGGTAAAGATAGATTATGTTATTCAATTTGTGAAAAAGGAAATCCTAGAAATATTAGAGGATATATTTGTAGAAACTGTAAGGAAAAATGGATGGGGGCTGAAGATGGCGATAATTAATAAGTTAATTGATGGAAAAATTATATCTTGTTGTGATTGCTGTGGCAAAGAAATTAAAGGATTTTTACATTTTTGTAATAAAACACCAAGAGCATTTGTAGAAGATGGCGATTGAGAAAAATAAAATTGATGCGAAACAGTTCGAGAAAGAGTTGAAAGATCCTGTCCTTTTCCAAGTAGGTTATCTTGGCATTGAACCGCACAAGAAACAACAAGGCATTCTTAAGTCTATTTCTAAGCATAAAGTCATATGTTGTGGCAGAAGAACTGGGAAGACACACATGATTGCTGGAGAGATAATAAGGGGTGCCACCTTCAAGTTCTATCCACGACAATTCGTTGTAGCACCAACATACAAACAGAGCAGGATAGTATATAACAAGATATTAGAAATTCTAAGGAATGCACCAGTTCCTGCAATGAATGATCTTAAGAAGTTTACTGAACATCCGCATCCAAGGATTGAATGGATCAATGGTTGTTCTGTAGAGTTCGGTTCTGGCGATAATCCAGATTCCTTGCGTGGCGAGGCATATGATAGAATGTTCTGGGATGAGAGTGGTTTCCTGAAAGAGACTGCATTGCAAGCGATACGACCAATGGCCTTTGATAAGGGTGCACCAATATGGCAGACTTCTACTCCTTGGGGAAAAAATAATTTCTATAATGACTTCCAGCGTGGCAGGAAAGGTGTTGATGGTTACGAAAGCTTTCACTTTACAACATTCGATAATCCTTACATTAGCAAAGAAGAAGTGCAGAAAGAAGTAGATGATTATGGCAAGGATCATGTTTATGTTCGGACAGAGATATTCGGTGAGTTCATTGAAGACATTGATTGTTATTTCACACAAGAATTAATTAGTGCTTGTATTGATGATTATCCAATGATACCGAGGGAGGCAGTTTATGTATAAAGCACATAAGATACGGAATGTTGAAGGTATTTTGATTGGTGAGTTCCAGGAAAAGAAAGATAGGGATCAAGCATTAAGAAAGTTTTGTTTTGGTTTTCCAGAGGACGAATAATGCCACCGATTAGTGAGATACATCCTAAGGCGAGATATGTTCTTGGTGTTGACCTTGCTCGGCTTGGAGAAGATAGTTCGGTTTACATAGTCATAGAACAACCTTATGATGATGATGATTTGTATGTGGTATATATTGAAGAAACACGACATAAGCTTCTTACAGACGCAATCAACCGCATTCGTTTCTTGAATAGCAGATTCAAGTTCCAGAAAGTTATTATAGATGAAACAGGGCTCGGAGCAGGCGTTGCTGACGTATTGCAGGAAGATTCTGCCCTTGCTGGAAAGGTTGACGCTAAAACATTCACCATTAAGTTAAAGCAAGACATTTATTCTAATCTAAGGGCTTTGCTTGAGAAGAGGGCAAGGAACAAGCCTGGCGGACTACATATCCCTGACCATCAAAAACTTATCTATCAATTAGCAGACTTAAGATATGAAGTTGTTGGTAGTAAGGATGGTCAGACCAAGCATGGCAATCTTAAGATCCATCATAGTGAAAAAGGCCATGACGATTTTCCTGACGCACTTGCATTGGCAGCTTCTGGTTTCAAGGTAGGAACTACAAAAGCAATTTACTGGGGCGTTCATTAGCAAAAGTTTATATAGAAGTATTGTTTATAAGAAAAATGCAGGCGTGCCAGAAATGTCACGAAGCGGACACGGTCTAAGCCACGTCCACCTGCTCTTTCACGTTTATGGCCATATTTCCTTTGTTCAGAAAAAAAGAAAAGATAGAATCTAAATCTAATTCTAACCAGTTCTATGTCTATGCGGAACAAGGAAACTTGCTTGACAAGAATAGTTCGGTTTCGTTCAAAGGCGAGATAGTGCAGAATGAAATCAAATTTCCGAAGGAACTCGGCGAACAGCATCCCTTCGATTTCTCAGTTACGGAAGGTCTTTACAAAAAGTTTGGACTTGTTACTGGCGTTGTAGATAAACACGTCGACTTCATAGTTGGAGGCGGTTTTTATGTGCAATGTGATAATCCTAATGCCAAAACCCTAATAGAACAATTCATGCAGGATATGAACTTTGATACGCTTTTGCGTACCTGGATCAAAGAAGCTCTTATCAAAGGGAATGGTTATCTTGAGATTGGCGGAAAGAAGAATGAAGCTCCTGCTGGTCTGAAACCATTGGATGCGAAGTATATGTATGTCAAGCGAGATAATAAAGGCAAGATAGAAGAATATAACCAATACTTTGGTAAGATGAACCAATTTAATATTAGCAAAGTCACCACTTTTAAGCCACACCAAATTGCACACTTAAAGATTAATTGTGTTTCTAATGATGCTTATGGCATTGGCATAATACAATCTTCGGTCACAACTATAAACAATATGATAGGTTGTGATAAAGATATGCATACCATTG